TTACTCATCATATCCCAGTCTTTTATATGTGCCATTTTCCAATGAGCCATCTTTTATCTTTAATACATCTTTTGAAAATAAGCACTCCCACACTCGCTTCTGTCCTTTAAGCTTATTTCCATCATCAGAATAAGTTATTTGGATATTAATTTTATCACCTGAAATTTGATAGGTGAACAAATAGTTAGACACAAAGGTAGCCCCGCTAAGAAGCGCGTAATATCCAGTTCCATCACTCTCAAACTTAATGTATTTATGAGTACCCTCTATACCTGTTGACCAGGTTCCTACAATATCTTCCGAATTCAAATCAATCCAATCATCATCATCGGACGAACAACTACTCAATACGATAGGGAAAAACAAAATCATCAAAAATAAAATCTTTTTCATTTCATGTAATTATTTAGTTTGTAAATTTAGTCTGTGTTTACTGCGCAAAGGTACGGATTATATCAATATAATATCAAATATTAGTAAGATTATCAAATTGACAACATGATTTTCATCCCAATAAATCACCACCCCACTTAATAAAAGCAGGGTGGTTTTTCTATTCATATTTCCATTCGTCTAATAACTTATTTCAGATAAATCCTTACTGTTACTGGATATTGTCACAATTGTATTTATTTCATTTATATACTCCTCCGGAGCATCTATTTCAATAAAATGTTCTGGTAATTCTAACAATGGTTCTGTAAGTTTTTCCCCATTGATATAATAAGTATATCCTAAATATATTTCAGGACCAAAAATATCACCATCAGAAATTCTTTGTAATATTTTTCCTTCTGATGCTATTAAGTGAAAACTAGGAATATTGTTTCCTATGATAATTTTTCTCTGTTTCATTTTACTCTTTTATTTACATATTATTACCAAGTTCAAGGAGAACTCGGTTATTACTTCTTTTGATGAACTCAAATACTTTGTTAGTTTACAAATTATACATACTGATTATATCATTATTGGTTTGCCTTATGGGACTTTCGAAAACTGTACTAACCTAGAAAGTGTGACATTGATGCCCAATATTAAACAACTTGGAGGTGTCGTGTTTGCTGGATGTATATCTCTCAAACACATGACGATACCCAGTTCTATAGAAATAATAGAAAGTTCTATTTTTGATGGTTGCACATCATTGTTGACGGTAGATATTCCATCTACGTATAGGCCAGCAGGATTTCCTGCTGGTATATTTAAAAACTGTCCTTCATTGACATCATTAATTGAAATACCGGACACAGTAATATCACTTGGACAGGCTGCCTTTTGGAGATGTACTTCAATGGCTGGTGTAAAAATGTTAGGAACCACCCCTCCTACACTCGGATATGGTGTATTTAATGATACGACATTCCCAATATACGTTCCAAGAGGGGCAGCTAGCGCGTATAAGTCTGCATCTGGCTGGACTTCTTTAGCTTCCAGAATTATTGAATATTGACCATTTGATGTTTTCATATTATATAATTGGTAGAAAATTAGTACCCTATAATCCTAGAAGATATAGAGGTCCACCCGGAAGCTGATTTGTATGTATTAACAGCTTTTTGGGGAACATATATCGGAAAAGTTGCACCATCAAATACGGCATATCCGAGTGTAGGAGGTGTAGTTCCTAACATTTTTACACCCTCTAATGAACGGCAATTCGTAAATGCTCTCATACCAATTGATGTGATTTTTTCTGGAATTACCATCAATGATGTTAGGGATACACAATCACGGAATAAATCTGAAGGTAATTCTGTGATGGTTAAGCCCAATGGTATGTTAGCCGTCAATAAAGATGTGCAATTACTAAATATAGCACTCTTTATTACTTCGATAGTATCAGGTAGTACTATAGACTTTAAGGATGTACATCCATAAAAGACAGCTCCATCTAGTTGTTTTATTGTGGGCATCAATGTTACACTTTCGAGGTTTGCACAACCTGCAAAAGTACCGTAGTATAAGCCAATAGCATAGTCAACATAGTTGGATTGTGAGCTAACAAAGTATTTAAGTTCATCAAAAGAAGTAATTTCCGAGTTCTCCTTGAACTTAGCGCCTAAACTGGTCACTGTTGCTGCTTGAGCAGCTGTTAACTCCGAGCCATACCCCCAATTCTGTACGCATATTTTCTTTACAACACTGTCTTTAAAATCAATGTACGCTATTCCTGTCATATTGAACTGAATTTGCGGAAAATAGCTTTCCAAACTATAAAGTTTGTCTGGAGAGTAGTTTGCGGTACAGTGTAGTTTCCCAGACAGAACAGGAATTATGTCATCATCCCTATTTCCATCATTAATTCCATGATAACCATTTTCTGCAAATGCGATAAGAGTATCCAGTATTCCCCCATCTCCCCAAAAATGTTCATCAAATCCTATTGCCCTAATATACCTAAGTGCATGTTCATCTTTTGAGTAAATTGAATACAATCTTGAAAGCGAATTCCTACATCCATCACAGTTCTCCACCCAAAAATCGGTTATTTCCTCTTCGTTATTCATTTTCAGAACAGCCTTAGAATACCCAACCATTTTTATTTTACTGGAACCAGCATCATAAGTTACGCTTTCAAGATTATCATTGGGGGCCGGCATTACTTCAATGATATTGTCGGAATCAATAATCAGATCTGTAATATATGAACAATCTGATAAATCTAAAACAACACCACTTCCTGTAAATGCGGATGTTCCCAAGGTTCTTAATGTATCAGGAAGAGTTATTGTGTCTAACTTAGAACATCCTACAAACTCGTTAGTCAAAGAATTGATTTTAGATAATGCAAGTTCATTGAAAGACTTAATTTCTGTTCCTACAAAAACATTTCCCAATTCAGTAATCTCTCCCATTTGTCTCTTACTTGTACCTATTCCATCACCAAAATACTTCGCACACAACTCCAGCACAAGTTTATCAACAAAACGAATATAGAATTCTCCACCAATATTTAAGACTAATTTTTTAAAAGTCTTTCGCAACAATTCAACAGAGTCTTCATAGGCACTCGCGTTGATATTCAAAGTACCATCAAGTACCGGAAGTTCATCTTCACCTGCCAGGCCTTCACTGCTTAATCCTTGATAAGTGCCATTGGATAATTCTACTAATTTTTCCACTAGCTCTGAACTATTATATGTCTCTAAAAAGCCTACAGCACGAACACGTTTCAGCGCATGAGAAGTGCCTTGTTCGTTTTGAGAGTTCATTATATCCACCAACATTTTCATTGGTTGCATTTGCTGACAATCCACTATAAAGAAGTCAGTTATAATCTCTTTACACATATCAATTACCACACCCTCATTCGTAAGCAATGGATAGTTAGATAAAGATATATATTGATTCAAAGAACTAAATTCCACCAATTCAAGTCCACCTCCAGAAGGCAATTTGATTTGAGACAAAGATGTTCCGTCAGCATACACTTCCTTCAAATGTGTACACGCGGTTAGATTCAACGCACCACTCAATTGCCGAATATTGGACAATATCAGCTTTTGCAATGAGACGCAATTGGATATTGTCAATGATGAAATAGAAATGGTTATCGGTTCTGTTTTATGCCCCAAACGTATTTCACGCAACATTTTACCCTGGATAACCATTGATCCTTGCACATTTTTATCATACCAGTCGCCAATATCCTGCAAAAAAGAAGCTCCTTCAATTGCATTCTGTTGGTCTCCAGAACCTGAAAGTTCTATTTCCATTTCACATACTTCACCAGCCTTCGTTCGTTTTCCTTTAATAATTGAAGTACCGTTGGAAATAGCCGGATACATATCCATAGCGGGTGTAAGCGTATATTTTATCGTATTTCCGGCAGCACGCACAGTTATAGTATCAGTACCGGCAGCAGAGAATAAACCAAACGAGTATTTACCCATCATATAAAGAATACGCTTCGTAATCCAGCGTTGTTCAGCCAAATAGTGATCGCCTAATGACTGGGTTATTGGATCGGTATCATTTGAATAGATACCTCTATTATATGCAAGCTTACCATTTTCATAGCAATATTTTGCATCGGCATTATAGCCATTTGCCGGAAAATACTCCTGCGCCTGATCGAAGTAGTATTTCTTATAGAAAGCATATATCTTTTCAAGGTCATTTCCCGATTTTAAGCCACCGAGTTCCTGCATTGCACTCATAGACTTACGCATACTTGTGATTTTCTCTTCCGGGAAAGCAAGTTCCATCAAATTAAAGAAGTTATTCGTTTCGCCATTCCAAATTGCAGCTCCGGTTTCATCCAAATCGTGCGTTTCAACACTATATTCTTTGTCAGGAAGTCCTCTATTAGTTGTGTCAAAACGAGTATCCGCATCATCCACACGCCATCGCCATCTTGAAGTTTCAGTTCCAAAACAGTAAGGATATGTATTCTTTGCACGCTCATCTGTTCCAGCATTAAATTCAACATTATTCATAAAGTACAAACAGTCATCAATATCCCAGTATTGAGCAGCTTCTTGCCTGAACTTAGCTATACGAGCATTAATAAATAAGGTATTCATTTCACTATTGCTCTTTCCTGTCAGATCAGAAATAGAAAGTCCATACCCTTTATCAATAAGTTGGGTCTTCAAATTAATAGTGCCTTCACCGATATCCGAAGGAATGAATTTTCCTTCAGAAGCTTCATAATAATACACGTCAAATTGATTCGGATCACCAGACTTCGCAATCCAAAATTCATAAGGTTGCACACGATATTGAGACATATCTGCATTCAACTCATCCGGAGTGCCCTCAAATGGAAGCAGACGAGGAGAACACTGATATACATGATTATAGGTTGGTATCCATTTACTTATATTCTCGACTTTGCCAGCTCCAAAATTAATAGAGTTAGCTCCATTATACTGCCATGCCTCTTTGTCTGCATTATATATGATTCTACCACTGTTAGGGTTCCAAGGCACACGAAACAGGGTCAATAATGGTGAGTTATCAGAACCCTCAATACTTAGCAAACCCGGAAACATATCCGTATCATAGCCAAATGTATTCTTGTCTCCTTTATCCGGACCAAATGTATATAAACCTCTGAAGGTATATACAGTTTTTCCTTCATCATTGATGGACTTCTCGAAACAGAAGAAAGGAAGCTCATACACTGATACACGTGCATCAGCATACTTTTCGGTTAACATTGCTTCGTTTCTTAACCCCACCTGTTTATATAAATCCGTATATGAATTGACAGCACCAATCTTATGAGATTGCATACTTGAAGCAAAGTTTTTCTTTGCAGTAAACTTTTCTCCCGCAGGAATCCAAGGAACCATCTGCCAGGTCTTTTTGCTTGTACTCCCGTCTGCATGAGTAATTACTGAGAGGTTTTTATCAAGCTTATAATTGGTGTTCCATATCCAGTATTTCATAGAAGAGGTTCCCTGCCCTTTAGCTGCTACATTACTGATAGCAACATTCCATTCCGGATGGTCATAGTAATAAACCTCCAACGTCCCGACACGTTGTGTTTGATCTGCCATACTCGGAATAATTGTATCAAACACAATAACGTTATACTGATCTACTGTATTGTTAAAGTCAATTTCAGAACCATTCGCATCAAGAATATCATTAGCAAGCTTGAACTTATCTTTTTCTTCTGTAGTAGACATCCAGTTCACTAAGTTTGTCTGTACTCCCTGTGAAGTCAGTGCCGAATCATATTCACGAACACCATAGACATCCACGTCAGCAGATTCGGAACCAATTGCAATGATGCCGTTATGAGCAAAGTAATCATTATTTTCATAGGTGAATTCACGATTCTTTATGCCATTGATATATAAGATACAGAGATTAAATCCTGAATTTCCATAGGCATCAGGCATTACTGTCAGTGTGAGTCGAGTGCGTTTTTCTTCAAATGTGTGAAGACTCTGCACATCCTTATCTTTCAAAGATTGAGAGTACATCACTACATCATCCGGATAAATATTCAGACCAATAAATGAATCATTTATCGGAGTAGATATGGTAATAATAGGTTTCGAAAAATCTGTCACATTTGAAATCTGATAGTCTATTTCAAAGGTTTTACCCGTTCGAGCACATTCTTTTGAGAATGGACTATAGTTAATATTCACACTTGAACCTGCAAGCATTCGGAGAGTTTTGTAGCCAAAGCTATCATCCACCCATCCATCATTTCCCCAGTTAACTCCTGACCATTCAGCTTCAATCAGGGAACCATCTATTTCATTAATCATATATTCACGATTACCTTGCCGGTTTGTTCTCGTCTTAGGATTAATATACACAACAGCTCCCGCAATAGCGGAATAGCCAAGAGAGTTGTTTACCTGGAAAGTCAGAGGGGCTGTTAGTAAGATGTCGCCACTCCTTATTGCAGCAATGATGGAGAAATCCTGATTATCAATAGTATCTATTTCAAGTGGCAATGAAAAAGAATATCTGGTAGAAGTAGAGATATTATCTTCTACTGAATTAAAGACCTCTTCACTATCCTTAGTAATTTGGAATATGGCATTAGTACTCACATTATCACCATCATACATCGTATATTCAAACAATGTGTTTTCAGACCAGTTCGTAGCTTTATCTGCCATATTATTAATTGCAATCAACTTTTCCTGTGTTCCGGACACAGCACAAATAATATTAAATGAGATTGTCTTGGTACGAATACTTCCATCCGCATTGGCTACATAAGCGGAAACTCTGAATACACCAGTTTTTTCAGGGTGCGGTATACTATAATTCAATGCTGTCTCTACAAACACATTTGTGCCAAGTGGCAATTCATAGGCTTCATTATAGTCTTTTCCTGAAACAGTTATAAATAAACCCTTAGAAACATTTCCTCCGATATTAAACGGCATAGTGATATCACCGGTATAAGCGGTCCACCACTTAAAATTATTAGCAGAGATAGAAAGGGATGTCAGTTGCACTGTATATACAAAAGCCGGGGTTGATTCCTCTGTCACTTCTCCAGTAACCTTTACCATGACGTTATTTGCACCCGAAGACAAATACTCTGCAATGTCAACCTTAATCGAAACGGCAGAAGGTATATACATCTCCTTGACTACTACGTACTCGGAATTTACTGTATTTTTAACAGATATTTGTAACAGCCCTCTCTCCCCCGTATTTTCGTAAGGATCACTAATACTATATCGTTCTTGAGATACGAATGTTAAATCTAAAATACATGGATCTCCTTTACTGGCAGACAGGTTTTTTGAGTCCAAGTTATTTACCACACGAATATTACGTTGCACCTTATCACCTCCTGACATGGAAACAATAAAGCCAACTAAATCATCAAATGTCTTAATAGCAGTACCGTCCGTCATTTCTCCAGTGGGAATAAACATCTCCGATGCGGGAATCCACCTATCATCCTGCTTAACTAAGACAGAACCATTCCGGGGATCTTCTGTTAATTCAACATCCTCCAATTCGCTCAATTTAGCCACTCCTTTGGACTCTTCCCATTCACCATCACCTTTATAATGATACTCTTTACCCTCTGATACTACATACACTTTACAACCTACGCGAAGACGCTCTTCAGGAAGAGAATCACGTTCTTCCAACGTTGAGACTTCCTTATATCCTCCCTTACCATATTTACTATCATGGGTTGGATATTTATCTTCATCAGTGCCCGGAACAATAGGAGCATATATATTTGTTCCTTTCAATTCTTCACTCATATCTACTACATTTTTAAGTTTTTCAATTTTACTATCACAATTATAATCATCACCAACATGGCAGTACCTCCAAAATCCAGTTTGAACTGTTGCCATTTAGACAGTTGCTTCTCCACCGGATAAGGAATCTGTATCGAATCTACCTTCATTAAAGTATCTGTCCTGTTTACGTACTGATACCTATACAAATACTTGTATTTATACTCACATACAGTATCTCCTTTCACTATCACATATATACTGTCACGATGATATATGCTGTCATATCGGATACTATCACGAGCTCGATATTCGGTTCTTATCGTCTCGACAGGAATATATTGGGTTCTACAAGAGCTCAACCATCCTCCCAACGTGATAAGAATAAACAATATACATGGAAGTAACTTCATCTCTTACTTTTTTTCAAGTAATCTATTATTCCATCCACATGAATTTGTGTAACCATTAGTTTACCTTCATCAGATAATAGATATTCGACATCCTCCTTATTATCTTGAAAGAAGTTCTCCGTCAGTATGGCCGGACAAACTGTATCCCGACATATAGCAAGATTTTGCATCCAGAATAATTGCCCGGGCATTGGCTGACGAACAAAAATACCTTTTTTAATAGCTGTTTCCCCTAAACATATAGCCAAGCTCTTACTATTCACTGATGCATTGTTAGATACAAATACACTCCATCCATGCGCAGACAGCCAATCTGAACCGGAACCGGCAGCATTGCAATGGATAGAAACTAATATAGCATCTCCTCCCGTTTCCCTATATATATCATTTGCACGTCTACATCTTATAGACAAAGGGATATCTATCATTTCTTTAACGATTCGTTCTGTATCTATCCCTTTTTTTTGTAATCCGGCTATTACTCTATCAGCTATCTCTCTTGTATATGCCCATTCTTTCAGTTTACCATCCGGTGAACGTTTACCGGGAGTATTCTCGCCATGTCCATTATCAATCAATATTTTCATTGCTGTTCCTCCTTGATTTTATTTTTAAATTTGGGTGGAATCCTTTTTAAGCATTCCCATAAATCACATCTACTCAATTCTGCTTCTTTTAACTGCAACTCTACAACATGTAGTTCACTTAGTTTCTCTAGTATTTTTTCCTCTGCTTTTCTTAGCTCTCCATACAGAAAATCCACTTTGGAATTTCTTCCAACCAAGTCCTTTTCCAGTCTCTCTATCTGTTTGTTGAGGCTATCAATGATGGTCAGAAGGTTTTGCATTTCGACGGCATCAGCAGCAGCATCTTCTTTTCGGGCATTTGTATGTCGGTTCAAGTAGAAATTTACGGTCCACTTGATTGCCTCCAAGCCCCCTAAAGCTCCGAGTATTGTTAGCCAGTCGTTTAGTTCCATAACTTTTAGTACTTAATAATATATTAATTTATGGCTTAAGTCTAAGAATTCCATCCGAATTTACATAAATCTCACCCGATTTAGCTTGTCCACTTGCAGGCAAGAATCCAGGATTAAATCTCGTTAAAGGTAGTTTTTGCATTACTCCACCCATTGAAACATCCGATGAATAATCATCTATATAGAAATTGAATTGATTTTGTCTTTTTCTAAAATATATGCCATTCTTATCTATAATCCAATACATATCCCAATTTGTATTCGGAATACTGGCATGACCAGCTATACTAGAACCCTCAATAAGTGTCATACGTTCGTTATTATTATCATTATTATTGATAATTAATTGTGGATATGATCCACCGCCCTCTTCTTCAAATGCCAAAGAAAATACCGAATTTCCGTATGAATCATACATTTTAAAAGAATTAGCGTCTGGATCGATAGCAATTCTTTTACCTGATTTCTGAGTTTCAATTTTACCTCTGAATATATATTTCCTATTTATCGGATCAAGCTCGAAAACAGACTCATCATCTACTAATGCAAAGATTCCGGAATGTTTATTCCCGTCTTTATCGATCAAACAATCTTTTCCTTGTGCTATTCCTGTTAATGTACCATCAGAGTTTCTTATTCCACTAAACATTTTAGGAGTTACAATATAATCTTCCCCTAACTCTGTTGCATAGCCGTTCCATTTCTCAATCCACGAAAGAAGATTTGCATCTTTTCCAGGCTCCCCTTTAATTTTTATAGCTTCCCCCCATTCTCCATCAGTAACATTCTTCGCTACTTTCTGCGAAATCCAAATAACAGACGCAGTTGCATTGGTATGCCAACCTTCTGTTGTGCCGTCTCCAACAGGTTTTGCCGGTTCCTTTTCACTGTCATTATAGGTTATGTATACCCTCATTCCATCTTCACCGTCCGCACCAGGTTCACCATTCGTACCATCCACCCCGTCGTTGCCATCTGTAACCATTAAAGCCCATACTACACCAGTATAGATATAAACCTGACCATTATCCGTATCCCGATATGCCCAGTTCTTTTGAGGATTGGCAGGAGGAGTTGAAGAGTCTCCTTTCCAAACAATATCAAGACCGTCTTTACCCGGCTCTCCTTTTAGATTTTCTTTTGCATCATTATCCAGATTGTCCCAAGTAAGTACAACACCTTTCATTGTGCAAACGTATTCCAGTTCCTCCTCATTCAATTCCCAAGCAATTGCTCCTCCAGCAATATATCCAGACTTATTTGGTTTGAACAAAGCTGATTTATCTCCCAATTCAGCAGTACCATCCGGATATAAGCAATAAGTCGTATGTCCTGATTTATCAACTCCCTTTATCATTCCATTCACACTATAAAATCCTCTCGCTCCATCACCACCTGGAATATCTCCTCCCATCCGAACTTTCAAACAACTTGACCAATCTTTTGAGTAAATCCCATCCAACACATCAATAGCCGGTTGCAATCCTTCGTCAGCATGCATATAAATAGCAGAATGGCGACCTACATATTTCTCATCGTGCGAACTATTACCGAATTGCACAATATCATCTCCCGGAGCCGGTGGATTCAGCGTTATCCCCTCTTCATCCAAATCAAATTCAGATAAAGGAACCCGAATGATTCCATCTGCTACTGATTCTATCTCAACATGATAAACCTTCTGGCCTCCAGTGAACTCCTGACAACGGATAAAATCATGTTCCATAAAACTCATATCAGCATCTTCCAGCGTGATGAGATAAGCTGTTCCATCTTCCGATAATTCAGCAGTCTTTATCTTCCCACAACCTTGTGTTATAGCTTGTGCACCAATAATAGCCCTCACTTTACTTATCAGCATTTCGAATACAGTAAACTGTCCGCGAACACGAATCGAGTCTATTTCCAGCATCCATTTGCCTTTAACATATTCCCATATCTTCCACCCGTGCCCAGCAAATCCGGACACAAAGTTCTCCACATACTCTTTAGCTCCATTCGCCAATTTCTGCCCGGTTTCTTTAGCAGAACAAAGGAAGCCATAAAACTTACCGTTACTTAATATTGCCATTATTTCACTTCTATATTTAATACACCCGTTTGGATGCTATTCGACCTAAATATTGTATAACTCTCCGTATATCCATAAGCATTAGTTATTTCCCGAACCTCTTCTATCCAGTCGGAATTGCGCAATCCTCCAATCCAGAACTGAATACCCGATGCCATGGAAGAAGGTAAAATATAATAAGGATATTTACCGCCTGAACAATCAAACACAGTAGAGACTTGTGCACGTTTTGCCCATAAATAGGGCAACTCCAAGACTTCTTCATTTGTAAGTGTTTCGTAAGCAGAAGCTCCATAATACTTTTTCAATCCAAATTCTATAGAAATAGATTTTGTATAAGTTTGCCCGTTGTAGACAGCCGATAAAGTATAAGTTATGTTTTGGGTAATATCTTTATATTGTTTCGTACGAATATCAACATTAATGCTTTCTCGATTGATTGATTGAGATGTAATATCCCGATCATAACTCCAAGACAAATTTACTGTTTGATTGCTTCCTTTTTCATACAATCCACCACCTGTAAAAGATATTGTGAATGGAAAAACCTTTCCCATCAATTGCGAAACATTAGAAAATAACATAGTATCAACAGTCCATTGCGAAGCCCCAGCAAGACGTACTATCAAATCGTTTGTTTCTGACGCTCCATCAGCTTCTCCACTCACATTATCTATTTCTCCAAGAGTGGTAATCTCACCTTTTATGGCCAATTCTTCTATAATAGCATCATTTTCTTCAATCAATGACATTGTAGAAGCTTCCATGATTTCTTGTCGACGAACCAGAATACCATTTTCAAATGTAACATGCCCAACTGCTGTATCAGCTTCTGTCTTGTTCAAAAATGTATTCAGAGACTTTTTCGAAGAAAAAACATTTCTGTCCGATGGAAGTGTCCTGTCATTAATTCCAATAACATACACACTTGTCCCGCCTCCCCCGCTTGCACCAGATCCGCCAAACGCTTTTCCTCCATAAGTCAATGAGTCCACCTTATTTTCAATTTCTCCCAAACGTGAATAGGCAGCCGTTTCACCAACAATATACACCGGATGATCATAAGGAATATCCAAACTACACTCATAACCTATAATACGCGATTGACGTCCCTTTTCAAAATAGCCTTCATTTATTAAATTAACTTTATCTCCCAATTCATAAGTCAAAATAACACCACCATTATAGATAGAATCAGGTCTCATTTTACAATTATAAGTAGAAGGGTCCATCTTCATTTTTTCAAGATACTTCTTAGCCGTTTCAAGTAGTTCTTGTTCTGCGTCAGGCAACATAGTATCAGAAACAAATTTCGTATCAAATCCATAAAGAACATATTTATCACCATTTTCAGGTTTCAACAACTCATCCGGAAGAGGTCGACCGTAATCTTCGTTCCTGACTATTTCAAACACCTGTGCCAAATAATTCCAGGAATCATCCTTGTTTTTCTCTGGCTGTGGTTTCTCATCCTTATCCTTATCATAAGGGTTAAATGTCACGGCGAAACTCATACCATTCATTGGACCAGACTGAAATATTATTCTCAATTCTTGTCCCGGTAACACATCTTTTTCAGAGAAAGTCATTCCTCCGTCTCTAAAACGATAGGCATTCCATTTCTTAAAGACAGGCTCTTTACCTTCATCCTCTATTTTATCAGTGTACTGATAAGAAGTAAGCGCGGATATGGCTCCTACTCTATGCGGATAAACATCTTCAAAAATAACAATTTCTTCTATCGCTTCTTCCTCAGTCATTTCAGGAAAAGCGTCAAGATAAGGAGTATTATCAGGCAGCATCAAACGTTTTTGGACAACACCGTTCACAACAACGTCTTCATCTACCGGTCGATAATCAGATGGAAGATTCTTGGTAGAACCAAATGCATAAATGCGAGTTGCGTACTCGGTCTGACTATCTGAACGAGTCATCTCCAACACATTATCATTAATATCAAAATCAACGACACTTTCATACTCACAACGCCCGAAGTGTATTACACTATCTGTCAACCACCACTCACATTGCCACGCCTCCGCCATCATAGTCAATGCATCAATCAAATTCACACTATCATATGTGATTAATTTTGCCGAACTATCTACCGTACCATCAATCACATAGCTGAAAGCCTGTTCTCTATATTTATAGCCAAGTTGTTCAAGATTCTTCAAGAACACCCTCATATGGGTATTCAAAGTTGCTGTCAGACTCCAGCCAGACTCCCGGCCTCCTTTTTCAGGAGTATAGAAAAATTTCTTATTCTTCCACTTCCAGTAATAGGCATCCAACCTAAGTTCATAATCATATCCACTTGTTTGCGCGTTATAGTCCGGCTTATATAAATCTACAAGCTCAAATATCCCAAGTTCATTGTCTACTCCATCTCCTAAATGAAAATAGATAGGTTTATCTAAGGAAAATTTCAATGTAATATAATCTTCCTTCATCAACAAAAACTTACGCTTCGATCCACTATTTATCGGAGTAGAAAAACGTATATTTCCGGATATATCTTTAATATCTATCATACTGTTGCTGTTCTATCATTAGGATTTGGTTCATATAATTTGAGTACAAACTTTCCAATGCCACGCATGAACTGGCTGAATTGGCTACATGATTGATAAATCGTTTTGTACACAACATCAGGTTGATATTTTGTTTCTATTTCAAGCGATCCAGTGGCCAACTCTTCACAGAAACTACTATATCGTTCAAAAAACTGTTTCTCATCAGATGCTGTCAGATTAATCTGCAAGGTTAAATTCCTAGCATCCATTTTGGGGTTTGCAATCACTACTCTTTTACCATGCTCCAAACGACTTTCAAATTCAATAAAAGTTTTATTAGAGACCGGTGTCATTAGCTCTGATAATGCAGTATCATCCATACTCACTCCCCAAGTAGTGTAAGCATCTTTGCCGTTAATGTATAATTCGTCTTTCATAATATTACTACTGTTTCGTCCTTATCTATTTTTACTTCACAATTACCTATATTCACCAATAGAATCACAGCATAATGAGATGCTTTAATTCTGGCTTTCGCACCATGCATTAAGACTATTTTATGAACTACCTCATTATCGTCATACGTAAGAGTTGCAACCGTATCACCTATTAGACCTATGTGAGCATCATTAGTATGATTCACTTCACCGTAATCTACAAATACTCCAAGTTCTGCAACATGCTCTTTCATTCCTTGAAACATCTCTAAAGAGGGAAAATTATTTTCCTCACAAAATTCCCTGCCTTGTGGAGTAAAGAAAAGCCATACAAGACTTTTCCAGTCACTCACACCGTTAGATTTACTACAGGCTCCAAACAAAGAGGCCGATTTCATTATATCCTTTACTGATTCCATTTTTTATTTATTTTACAGTTAAACTTTTTGTATTATAAGCTATATTATCAAGCTTCTCTCCAAAACCTAACAGTACCTTTGTATATTTTGCAATATCTTCCAAATGCCCATTAGACATTACTGCAAGATTTCTCATTTCAGTTAGCAAAAGATTTCCATTCGAAGTATTGATGCATAGAGAAGACAAGTTACCTAAAACAAAGACCATCGAATTTTTAATTTCCTCATTGGAAATCTGCAAAGCTGTAAAGCGACCATTCAGTTCATCGCCAGTTTCCTGTGACATGGAAGTAAATCCTCCCTTTGTTGAATCTTGAGAAGATGATTCCTTCTCATCCCCTTTCATATATTCATCAGCCCATCCAAACTGTTTATCCAAATCATTTGCAATAGCCTCTGCATCCTTCTCTATTTGTTGCCGTTCCCAATCACTGATAATACCATCAGAGAAGAACCCAGCCAGCCTTTGACGCAATGCTTCCATCGGTTTTGAAGATGCAGCTTTTATAGCCTCCGTAATCATCTGCTTAATCATGTTTTTCACAAGATCCTTAGAAGATTTAGCTTTATCATCCCCTGCACTCCAAGCCTCTGCATAAGCCTGTGCAAAATTCTCAATCGCAGCTTTCAGATCTTCACCGAAGATGACATCTATCTTCTTTTCCTTATTACCTGCTATTACTTTATCAATATCCTCTATCTGTTTCTCCCATTCGTCAATTCTTCCCCAATCAGTTTTCTTTTTACTTTTCTCTTCTGCTATTTGATTTCGAATAAGCACTTTCTGTTGTTCAAGTAATGTATTTTGCTGATCAATTAATTCTGACGCATCTGAAGAGAAAGCCTTATCCAGCGAATCGCCTAAATTTTCATATGATTTTTCGAGCACTTCTATTTGCTCCTGAATTCTTTGGATATTTTTTTCGTTTTTTGCATCATGAAGCTTAGCCAAAGATGAACCTAATGAAGACACAAGCCCAATAGCAGCACCGGCAGCAGCTCCCCATGGTCCAAATGCAGCACCAGCCTGGGCACCAGACATAGCGGAACTCGCAGCATCCATAGCAACATTCACACCTTCGGCAATACCACTAAAGGTTTCATTTCCAAAAGAATCACCTAGGCTTGATAGACAGTTGGAAAAGAATTGAGTACTTTGAATGACCTCATTCATTGCTCCTTCTATTTCATTCAGGGCTTCTTTTAACTTTTGAGGATCAGACTTAGCATTAAATAGTTTCTGAAATCCATCGCCCATTTTATTGAAAGCCGTATCAGAAGCATTTGCCTGTTCATTTAATTCTTTAATATCATTCTTTATTTTTTCAATCTCTTCTGGAGTTTCATTCAATGTATTGAAGCTTTCTTCTGTTATACCGAACTCTGTCCCTTTAGTTGCATCCCATTTGCCACCTTCAATAAAATCCAATGCACTTTGTGCCTCATCCACAATAGAATGCATATTTTTAACAGAACGATCTTTTACATCTGCGAATAGTTGCCCAAAAGCGGCAGAACTTTCTGCTGCTTTTATATCCAAATCAGAAAGAGATTTTTTCATTTCTTCGTCAATAGTTTTTTGCTCTCCTTCACTCTTTCCCACTTTCTTGCTTTTAGCAAGAGCAATGATAGCTTCACGTTTTTGTTCATAAGTTCCATATTCTTTCAAATGCTCGTTCATGGCTTGCTGCTCAGCTGCATAATAGGCTAGACGTTCATTTAAATGCTTTTTATCTAAACTATCAGTTCGATCTCTAAATTCTTCTTTAATATCAGTTAACAGATCTTTAGGAGCAACAAATTCTTGTATTTTATGCTTAGGATTTTCAGCCTTTATAGCATTCTGCTCCGCATCAAAAATAGCTTTTGCTTCTTCAACTCTTTGCTGCTCAAGCCCTTTTCTTTCTCGCTCTAAAGCTTGCTTTTCCTTTTTCTGATTCAACTTCAACTGCTCAAGAGCCTTTTTGGGTCCAGCAGGTAATGCATCAATTTCCGCCTGCTTAATCCTATTCTCAGAATCTTCTGCAAACCGGATTCGTTCTGCTCTTTGCTTTTCAAGGAGGTTCATGTGTTTCTTATGAGCTTCTTCAAGCTTCTCGGTACTATTATCTTTGGAGGCTTTAGGTGCATTAGGTGCAATCTTACCCATAATATCACTTGAACGCACAGATTCATTAACAGATAATCCTACCAAAGACCTCACATTTGCATTATGTTCTTCCACCTCTTTTATAGCAGTCATTTCTTTTCTCTCATTTATGCTTAACACATATCCTTCACTGCTAAGCCCCCCTTGGGCCTGTAACACCTCTTCTTCTCTTTTACTAGTAGGTCTCCTTCTTATATTTATAGATACTCCATTTACATCGTATGTATCATTCTTTCTTTCATCTTCAACCACTTTATGTAATTCATCTGCTTTTTTTTGCGCTTTCACCATTTTCTTAACCTCATCCTTTGCCATATCTTCATATGCCAATGAGGTAGCTTTAGCTATTTGTGCTTCTATAAATTTTTCTTTATTATCAATCAATAATTGTTGTGCATCTTTCACACTATTAATAGAATATCCCAATTCATCGAATGCTTTTTTATTGTCCACAATAAATTTCCGTTGCGCATCCATATCACTGCCAAGTGCTCTAAATTTGGCTGATAGTAATTCTATCGTAACAATTGGTTTAGCAGCATAATTTTGAATGCTATCATTAAACTTCTTTACTGTTTCATTTAGCTCTTCTTGTTCTACCTTTTGTTCTTTCGTCTGAGATGACCACCAGGAATAAAGTCCTATAAGTGCAGTAATACCTGCCGCAATCCAACCAAATACAGGGATGGATTGGATAGCCAGACCAACAGCACGAAAAGCAATAGCCAATTTTGAATTAGCAATAGTACCTGCTGTTGCAGCTGCAGTCTCTACTCCTTGTGCCGCAGCAGCTTGAAGCATTATAGTATTATACCATAATTTCAATTTACTAACCACATTCAATTGAAATGCTGAACCTTTACTCAATGCCTCATAAACTTCGAGCAATCCATTGGTAGTGGCAATAGCCGTCTGCGCCTTTTGCATGACATTTTGAAGAGTTTCATTCTCAATGGAGAATACTCCCAATATAGAAGAAGTAACAGAAATGCTATCAGACAAAACATTCAATCCAGAAATAGTCCCCTTAAAGACATCATCAGTATCTATATTTTTCAAGGCACTGGATAATGTTTCAAATTTCTGCCGTAACTCCTCATAGGTAACTGTATCTTGCTGTCCTGTATCACTCATTTGCTTCATTTTCTCACATACCAACGACATTTCTGCCTGTAAAGCAAGCAACTCATTTTGAACAATCTCTAATTTTTGTTGATAATCCAGCAATTGCAGATTTAATTGTGCCAACTCATTAGATTGATTATTGATATCAGTAGAGAGATTTCCCCGTGAGTCTATTTCGCTAGCAATAGATGACTTCTTATCCTGTCCGTCACCATTGTCTTTATCTAAGGACTTGCCTAGTTCCTTGTGTAAATTAGTCAAACGATCCTGATTTTTAGAATCCAACTCTTGCAAAGAAGCAATAGCAGTAATTATCTGTTCTTGCATCTTTTTTATTACCGTCCCTACAATATTGGCAGTCTTACCCATATTACCAGCCATTTGTAGAAATGACAAACTCATATTCTGTCCTTGCCTCCCCATTTCAAGAGCTGTAGCACGAATGGCAGAGCGCATCTGTTCTGTTTTCTCTACAAATTCAGAACTATTCACTTTAAACTCAAAATTTAATTCCATAACATATTTTCTTTTATATTCTATGTTACAAAACTACTTCACATTTCAATCAGTATCATATTTTGTTATCCCCCATCCATGACTTTTAATAAATAGTCATAACTTTCATTTTATGCACTTTATTCTACTCATATTTCTATTCTTTTTCTATTCCTATTTTATTGTATCACTACTAGTTCTATCAATAAACGAGTACAGAAATACCTCAAAAAACTTTTCGATTCAAGAAAGTCTATATATCTTTGCAAAAAATACAACAATATAAACAACTATGAAAGCATTCATAACAATAATAACATCCCTTCTATTTGTAACAAACTGTTATTCGCAAATAACCACTATTACTGCAAAAGAAAAAGATGAATCTACAGTAGAGGTACAAAAATATGATAGTCTCGAAAATTTAAACAACAAAAATGTACTATTGCATGAGGGACAAACACTATTCCTCCAAGGCGGAAAATATGCAAAAGAAAACAATTATTATGGTGTATTTTATACAAACATCATACCTAAAGATTCTTTAAATAAAAATTCTTATGTATACAAACCAATAGCTGGGAAAGGTAAAAGAATAGTAAGCAGCTATTCTGAATTAGTGGGAAAATACTATAAAGTATTATCCATTCAAGTTGGCGAAACAAGTTCGTATGAAACCACATATTGGTTTCAATTAGTTGGTGACGACAAAATTCCATTTTATTTTCGTTGGCAACCAACAAATACTAATTATATAACAACAACTGACTTTGTAACATTGGGATACTACGAAAAAATGAAACAAATATTTGTCGGCAAAGAATTCTACGCAATAAGCTCAATGGAAGAACATCCCAAAGTTGACAGTAAAGAAACTATCAAACCTCCACACAAAACCAAATTCAAATGTATAGATATTGCTGTTAATGTAGGAGAAGATGATCCCCCATTTGCCGTTCTTGAGAATGCTCAATATGGAAAAATCAAAGGACAAATTATCGAAGGACAAAGATTACAC